TCGTTTGACAATAAACAAGAGGCACCCGCGCCAGAAACGGACCTTGCTAAACGGATCAAGGCGGAAGGCTTCGGACCTGAAGCTCATGACGACGATCCAACCGCCAACACCAAGATGATTACTTGAACGGAATGGCTGGGCCAGTGCTGGTCGGTAGCTCAGGTATCGCTTCATCAATCTGACCGGGCAGCATGTCTGTGACCATCTCGGTCAACTCAAGCTTCAATTCACTGATGTAAAGCTTGGTTAGCGATGGAATCCGTGTGTAAAACACCACCGCTCCGACGAGCATTGTGCCAGACATGACAAAGCCGAGAACACTCAGCAGGTTGTAAAGCTTTTGCACTACATCAAAGACATCTGACTGCAAGTTAGCCTTTTTTCAGCGATCTCAAAATAATGTTGCTCACGCTCTATCCCTACAAAATAAAAATTCTCACGAAATGCCGCTTTGCCGGTGCTTCCTGAACCCATAAAAGGATCCAGCACTGTTCCGCCTTTAGGCGTAACTAACCTGCACAAGTAAGCCATCAGTTCTGTTGGTTTTACAGTCGGATGCGTGTTGCATTCCTCTCGATCTTTTTTGCTTGCCTTGGCGCAATAGAAAAACCGCGCAGCACTGCCGCTGTCGCCTTCACGTTCAAAAGTGCTCTGTTCTGGAGTTGGCCCAGACCAACCACTCCGATTTGCACGCTGATAAGCCTTTACGTTTCCACTTTTTGTCTCAGGGAACAACTGCGTGACTTTATCGCTGCCGTCGTGGATCAGGTTCGCAGGCCAGCGGCCAGTGTCATCACCAACCCTGCAGTCGTCAATGTTGAGCGGTTGGACATGCTTTGAAGGCTTGCGAGCCATCGTGATCGGCTCCAGTGCTGGCTTGAGGCAAGACTTGGCCTTGGGAAAGCCCGAGCCGTAGACCCAGGCAATCATGTCCCTGATCTCAAAGCCTGCATCCTCGATATTCACGCACATTCGATGTTGTGTGCGGGTGCCAGCAAAGGCGAGCAAGTGACCACCAGGCTTGAGCACCCGCAGGCACTGCTCCCAGATCTCAACGCTTGGCACCTTATAGTCCCACCTATTCCCCATAAAGCTGAGCCCATAGGGTGGATCAGTAACGACTGAATCAACGCTTTCAGCTTCAAGCGTTTTCAGAACTTCTAGGCAATCGCCGCGAAAGAGTTTTGGCATAGGTAAACAAAAGGCTCCCTTTCGGGAGCCCCTTGCTGTCCGGTGTGAGGAGACGTCTGAGTTATAGCTCAGAAGCTGTACTTAGCACCAACCTTCAGGCCGTAGCTGGTGTCCACGTCATCAAACTTGGCGGCAGACACTTCACCGTAAACACCAAAAGATTCAGACACAGATGCGCCAATGCCCATCTTTCCTGAGAAACCCAGTTCAGCATCGCCGCCATCCGGCTGGGCATAGGCAGGCCCCCCTTGGAGGTAGAAGCCATCTTTTTCCCAGCCCACATGGCCCTCAAGAACCGATCCGGTGAAATCCGAACCAGACCAACCACCGTTAAATTCAGGATTCAGGTAAAGACCGTCGGCTTGAGCAGGAGATGCCAGCGCAGCACCCGCAATAGCGACGGCACCACTCACACTGAGAAGCTTGATCATTAGAAGAATTAGCGTTTTCCCTGACCACGGTACTTCTTACGGCCTTTTTTTGGGATGCTGTTTGTGCCATTCCCTTGTCGCGTCCGTTTGGGTTTACCGACAACAAAATTGCTGCCACTAAGTGACTTGGCCATTAGATCCCGTCAGTTGAATCCAAGCTCTGATACTTATTCGCCAGCCCTGTAAACAGGCCACGCTGTGGATGGCTGATCTGGTCACGGCCATCTAAGAAGTAAAGCTCTTCAAGCCACAACGTCCGAGCCATCATTGCTTGAACGTCTTCCGCCCCAGGCTTAGACGCAATCATTGGATCAGGACGCTGCATCAGGAAGGCTCAGTCGGCCAGCTCATCGTATGCGGGAAACCGTCAGCTGCAGTGATGTCACGCAATGCGGTCCGATACGCCTTCCACTCCGTTTTTTTTGCAGTGGTCAACGGGCTGTCAGTCAGCACGGTCCAGTCACACGCTGCAAGCTTCTCATCACGCTGACTGCGCACATAACCTGCAGCTGCATTAGTCCGCTCAGTGATCTCATCAGCTGAAGCGTCACTTTCAACCCATTGCTCCTGCCACGCGCCATCCACCTGCTGCGCTGATCGCACGAAGTTTTTCGTGTGATCCGCAGCCGGTGCGCTCGCTGGCGTTACTGGAACGCAATTAAACGTCGTAGCAGTTTCAGTTGAAATGTTCTTGGGGAAACTGGTTCTTGGGTTGTCACGGCGTAAATCCGTGAGCGTGTACGGGTAACGCTCCAGATTGCCGTCATCATCAAGCTTGGCGAAAAGCATCAGGCTGGCTCCAGTTCGGCAATTTGGTCTGCGATCACATCCCTGATGATAATTGCCTTGAGTTGCTCGGTTTTGGCCGATTCAAGCAAATTTTTCAGATTGGCAGAAAATTCAGCCATTCCTGGCTCGTCTGCATAGTTTGCAGCGATTTTTTCAACAGCTCGCGTGTAATTGTCAATGTCAATTTGATAGGTCATCACCTCGTCAACACGAGCTGAATGAGCCTGCTTCAAGACCTCAAGCTTGTTCATCATTGGGTTTAAGTTGCCGAAGGAGAGAATGCAACAGACGTGCCGTGCCCCGGGGGCAGTGTAGAAGGATTGGCAAACTTAGCGCCAAATCCTGATGACCAAGGGTAAACACTTATATAAGGCGAAGTCTCATGAGCCACTGCAAGCGCGTCACCGTTCGGCGTGAAAGCAACCTCTTGCCCGGTGCCCGTTGGCAGTGTTGCAGGGTTTGCATACTTTGTTCCAAATCCTGACGACCAGGGATAAACACTTACATAAGGACTCGACTCATGAGCGAAGGCTATTTCTGTCCCGTCAGGAGAAAATGCAATTCCATGCACCTTCCCGGTTGGCGTCGTGCTTGGGTCGGAATACTTTGTTCCAAAACCTGACCCCGACCAAGGATAAACCTTCACATAAGGGCTGAAGTCTTGGCCGACTGCAATGGTTGCGCTATCTGGTGCAAAGGCAACAGAAAGGCCCTTAAAAACGATTCCCGACGAAGGGTTTGAATACTTTGATCCATAACCCGATCCAGACCAAGGCCAAACAATGATCCCTCCTGAACCGTCATGAGACACGGCTAAGTCATCACCATCAGGCGAAAATGCAATTCCAGTAGCATCCCCAGGAACTGAATCAGAAGGGTTTGAATAAAAACTGCCCCAAGCTGATCCAGACCAAGCGTGGGCCCTTACACGAGGGGTGCCTTCAAATGCAAATGCAATGTCACCATCATCGGGAGCCCATGCCACCCCTCGTGTCTGCTTTTTAAGTTTGGTCGAAGGGTCTGCGACTTTTGTCCCAAAACCTGAAGCAGACCAAGGGTAGACATTCACACAATGATCAGAGCCGAAAGGGTCTGGCCTGTAGGCAATAGCGATGTAAGAACCGTCAGAAGTAAATGCAACTCCATCCCCTTCATAGGCATAAGGGCTGTCTGGCGGCGTTGCAGGGTCTGAATACTTCGTCCCAAACCCTGAGGAGGACCAAGGGTAAACACTGACCATTGAGGTGTTGGCTGGGGCAGCATGAGTTACAGCAATCTCACCGCTGTACGCTTCATCACCACCTACGCCAGCCGCACCAAGAGCAACAACGCGCGAAATTGGGTCCATTAGTTATGAGGTGGTGTAATCGACCAAAGAAGCAGCACGGAAGCTAGTGCCACCATCATTGGTCACGAAAAAGAAGAGATGCGTCTTGCCTGCCGTCAGCGTTGGCGCAGTGGCTGACGGGAACGAAACAGATGCCGGCCATGAAATGGTTCGATCACCTGAAACATCAATCTCAACCGTAAACGCAAAAGCACGGCTTGCTGGGATATTGCTGAACGTGAAAGTTGAATCAGCCGAAATGCTCTTCGTGAAGTAGTTACCCGTTGAGCAATCAATGTTAAGCGCAGAAACCGCAACAACGTTCCCGGCATACGTTCCAGAAACGTCTAGGTCAGTGTTGCTTGCTGCTGTTGCGCCAGTGCCAACCGCCCAGGTCGTGGCATAAGTCACAGCGCCTGTTTGACCGCCAACGCTGGTAATAGTGTCAGAACCGTTTGCGGCGGCCGTGATTCTGCCCTGAGCATCAACAGTAATATCGGCGCTTGTATAGCTGCCAGCAGACACAGCAGTATTGGCAAGTTTCGCAGCCGTAACTGCATCATCGGCAATCTCGGCGGTGCTGATGGTTCCAGATGCTGCAGCAGTAACTCGACCTTGCGCGTCAACCGTGATGTCAGCTGCGGTGTAACTACCAGCCGTCACCGCAGTATCTGCCAGTTTGGCTGCAGTGATTGCATCGTCTGCGATGTAAGCAGTCGCAATCGCTGTACCGTTCCAAACGCCGGTTGCAATCGTGCCAACGCTGGTCAGGCTTGACGTGACAACAGCACTGCCCAGGCTTGTCGCGTCAAGAACCTTTGTACCTGCAATGCGGAATTCTTTGCCGCTTGCAATGTTGATGTGTTCGCTGAACGTCCACGCATCTGTTGAATCAACCCAGTTGATGGTTTTGTCTGTTGCACCTTTCAGGGTGATGCCGCCACCGTCAGCCGTGACATCTGTTGGCGTGCTAACGCTGCCAATCTCGATATTTTTGTCGTCAACAGTCAGCGTTGTGCTGTTGATGGTTGTCGTCGTGCCGTTGACCGTCAGATCGCCAGCAATGGTGATATTGGTGTCAAGCTTCGCTGAGGTGATTGACCCGTCAGCGATCTCGCTGGTGCCAATCGTTCCTGATGAAGCGGCTGTGATGCGGCCTTGCGCATCAACCGTTATGTCTGCTGTTGTATAAGATCCCGCAGTGACGGCAGTGTGAGCCAGCTTGTCTGCCGTTATCGCATCGTTGGCGATGTCTGCAGTTGCCAGCGGATAGGCGCTGACTTTGGTGCCGTGGATATACGCCAGCGATGTCCATGCTGTAGAGCCGTCGCCAACCTTGATATAGCCCGTGTCGGTCTCGTAGCCGATTTCACCCGCTAGCAGCGTTGGATTCTGAGACGCCCAGTTAGAAGCAGTGTCACGGCGTTGCTGCTGCAGCGCAGATAAATTGATTGTCATGCAGCAAGCCCCGAGTTAATGAGGTGAGAGCGGGCTGGTGTTGCCGAAGCACTTCCCGCATCGATATTGTAAAGGCGCTCTGGTGTATTGGGATTTGCGTTCTCCCCGTCAATGCGCAGATCGCCAGTATTGATTGAAATTGTCTCAAGTTCTACGCTGACAGTGAATCTGTCAAAAGAAACGTCTTCAATCTGAGGGGCTTCAGAATATCTCCACGCATAATCAAGACCAACAGGAGAAGTTGTATAGTCTCCCCATATCACTGAGGGCAGATAAAAAATTTCAAATGTACCTTTTCTTGCGATGTAATGATCCTTGATCAGGACCATATTCGCCTCTGTTAAATGCGAAAAAGACAAAGACAGAACTTGATTTACACGACGTGCGCCACGCTTGAACCCAACTGTTGTGCCGTCTAAGGCTGTTTGCAAAACAGCCGGGACATTCCCAGGCGCATAGGTTCGGGCTGTTGGCGAGATAGAAGGAAACGTCGTCATGTCAAGTCGGCACCGCTATCAATTCAATTCTGACGTTAAACCGCCCAATCGTGCCACCTGACTCAACATTGAAAGTGCTGGCATATCGCCATTGATAATCACTTGAATCTACCGGCACAGTCGAATAACCAGACCAAGTTTCTGAGGGTAGATCAAAAGGAATCAGCGATCCTTCTTGGCCTGCGAAATGGTTGGTTATGGAATTTATTTGCGTCTCTGTTAATGAGCGGAAATCAAGGGTCAGGGTTTGTCCAACCCTCTTTGTCTCATTAAAAACAAAGCGCACCCCAACACCATCCGGGCTTTCGTATTGACCTTGCGGGCTGTTGCCAAGCCCGAAAGATCGTGCGTTTGGAACGATCGCAGGAAAGTCAGCCATCAGAGCGTCGTGAAGCTGCCGTTTAAGATCTCGTTACTGATCAAGCTTATGCCAGATCCGTTGAGAGGGAAATGCATCGCAGAGATGCTCGTTACACCGTCTGATCCATGGCTTATTTCTGTGACCTGATAGTGATCAGATTCAGTCCTGTCATCGCCAATGCTATTTTTTCGCTGCCTTTGAACCTTGATAACGTCAAGAATTGAAAGGCTTGACGTCAGAAGCGGGGTTTCAAACGAGATTACATGAGTCGAATGCTTGCGCTTTGCCAGCTCGTATTTGGCATATAGGTCAACATGAGCTGAGCTTGTACAGCCATCAGTCATGTCGATCTGCTCAACAGGGGCGTCATTAGCAACAGTTGCAAATCTGACGATGCGATTCTTTTGCAGCCCAATGCGATTGGTTTGGGATTCTCGGAAAGATACAGAAAGCTGAATATCACGCCGCAATTCAGCCGGATCATATTTTTTGCGGAAGCTGCCCGGCAAGATGTTGGCCTCAGTAAAGGTCGCAGAAGGCGTCAGTGCTGTGCCGTCAATTTGGTTGCCTGCTGTGATCGGCACCAAAGGCTTGAGGCTATATCTGCCGTTTTCCGAGACAAACTGCAAAAGATGGAATGGTGCAATCGTTGAGATGTAATCAATAATGTTGACCGATTGCTCAATAATTCCATTGTAAAAAGCTCCAATGTTTGTATTGAAGCTTGCCAGGGCTTGCAGATTGCTTGTGTCAATAGGTGATGCAATGTCTGCGGTGCTGCTCCCATCAACGCGACCAATTAGCGCGAAAAGGTGCATTGCTAAGTCTACGAATTGATTACTAGCGCCAGTTGTTCCCGGTGTTCCTGCGCTGTATAAAGCGACCTTGACGCCCTCTTCGATAAAAACAGCGAGTTGCCGTGTTGTGGTTTTGTATTCACCTGCGTTCGGATCATCGTCGTCGTAAATATCACCTTGCACTTCCAGAAATGTAATATCAGCGTAATCAGTGAAATCAAAC